GTCGTTCCTCAGCTAGTCGGATAAAGTCAGGAATGACTGCGGTTAGATCACTACGGGCTAAATAGTTAGCAACCGTAGTCTTTAAGTCCGAATAACTGGCTAACGGCATATCATTCCTCTAATTGCTCAAAATCTTTCCATCCGTACTCATAGGTTCCTATGTGTCGAATGTGCATAGACAACTCATGGTCAACGTAGGTCGGGAATCCCTCTGATGCAGCCTTGACGCAGAAATAAACATCCTCGCCACAGACTCCATTCTTACCCCATCCAGCATCAAACCAAGGTCTGCCAGTCTTTTCAAATACCTCTTTGCGGATCAGTACAGCACCAAACCCAATCGCTGTAACTTCCTCAATACCCTCTTTACCACGACTATCGATGTTCTCCCATTTATGGACTAACGTATCACCGTCCATATACTTCGTCATCATCTTAGCCGTAGGTGTTACAGGCTTTCTTCTCGTAGTCGCATTAACGCCAACTATAGGCACTTCACGACTCAGCAGAATAGCAATGATGTCAGGAGGAAACCGCATATCGCTGTCCACAAAGAACAACGCATCACAACCCTCTTTCAACGCTACCTCTGCCAACTTCTCACGCTGGTCAAATATCAGCGTTCCCGGCATCGTATAAAGGCTTAAACCACCCTTACCATCCTTGCATCGGACAGACGCATCATGTGCAGCCATCTTCGCAAAGTCAAACGCAAACGCCGTGTGAACCTCATCCCTTGCAGGAACGCAAACACCAACTCTCATACTGTACCTCGATACGTTTTCCAGACAGCATTATCAGGATCATTCAGCCACTTGGCAAATCCAACGTCATCTACAATATGAAAGCCTCTCATAATCCCTTTCTGGTTCAGTACATCAATCACCGTAAAGGGTATTCTGGCTACATGGTGCAGTTCGTTTAGATGTCCAGTTCTAGCTTTATCGAAATCTAACTGAGCTTTGTTAGCCTCAACGATCTCGGTAACATCCTGCTTCGTCTCGATGACAATCCCACCGTCACCGTCCTCATATACTGTTTGAGTCCGTATCTGGTTACTCATAAATCCTTTCGTAGTTCCCCCTAGCCCGTAGGCTAGGAGGATTTGCTACTAATTACAGCGACATATCCAAGTCAGCGATAATGCCATGTGCTGCTTCGTTCTTAACTTCCAGAGTGACTTCAGCCAGCAACTGAGTATTCTCAGAGTCACCAGTCTTAGCCAGATCGTTAGTCTGGAACGGACGCAGATACGCCAGAGCAGCGTATTCTGGATCAAGTACCAGAGCATCACGATTTCTCATGAATCTTTGAGGTATGACCTGCATCGTGCCGAAGTCGCTCATATAGACATCAGCCGCGCCAATGATGGTAGTAGGGGTATTCGACGGAGCCATGTAACGCTGTGCAGCGATACCAGCAAACGACGAAACCTTCTGCTTACCAGCCGAACCAACCATCAGAATCTTAGGTGAACCACCCGATTCAAATACCTCTGCAATAACAGTTTTCAGCAGAGCTTCGGTGAAAGTACGCTGAGTACCGTCAGTACGAGTCGATACACCGATAGTCGCAGGATCAGCACCACCCGAACCAACGGACGAGTTAGTCTTGATCCATGACAGCAGCGAACCAAGCTTACGAGCAGTAGTCGATGTACCAGCCGAACGACCTTGGTTAGCCAGCAGGATGGTTTCCAGATCGCGCTTGATCTCAGCCGATGCCTTAGCAAGCTGATAAGCCTTTTCCGACTTACGACCTGCCTTGTTTACTGTGTCCAGAGTACCCGAAACCTGAACGGTCTTTTGGAGAATCTGAGTGTAGTTGCCAAGACGAACGGTAGGAGCCAGAGTAGCCGAAGTAGCGTCTGCACCTTCAATCGCTGCGTTAGCAGTAGTAGCAGCAGCTAGGCTGTCGGTCTGCCATTCATGGTAAACGGCAGTTGCTTTGGTCTTACCAACAGAACTCATAAAAGGAGTCTCAGTAGGCGAAATGTCATAGATGATGTCGGTCAAATCTTCCCGCTGACCAATAGCGGTATGTGCTGTAAATGTAGGCATGATAGTTCCTATAAGAATCGTTCAAATGCTCTTGCGGCATCAGCTACCCTTCCGGTTTGCTTTGCACGCGCCTTTAACTTATTCAGTTCTTCGTTACTGTCTCTGCTCTTTCCTACACCCGACTTCATAACTTTCGGGGCTTCGTTCACCTTCTTCGTGATGGCAGGTTTCGAGCTTTGCAACTTATCGTATTGCATCGCCTTGTATAACGCTAGAACTGCACGAGAGTCATAAACTCCCGCTAACTCTTGTTCAGAAAATCCTAGTTTGAGTCCAAACTCCCTGAGTTCCCGCTTCATCGCATCACCACGCTTCGGGTCAGCATACTCAGGAATAACCTCTGCCAGCTTACGAGCCTCAGCCTGTATCACAGACCCTAGCTGCTCCTGACGTTCCCTTTCCTGCTGCTCTGCAATTCGCTGTCGTTCGGCTTGAACTTGAGCTAACTGCTTCTCCCGTTGAGAGAGTTCTGCGACCTTAACGGCATAACCGATAGGATCGTTTTCCTTCAAATAGTCCAGATTCTCCGTCTCTGGCTGCTGGTTGAGCATCTGCTCGATAACCTGCAACCGTTCCGCATACTGGTCTCGTAGGTACTTGGCTTCTTCAATGCGCTGTCGTTCAGCCTCGACTACCTTACGTTCTTCAGCTACGGCTTGCGATTTCTTTGTATAGTCTGTGCCAAGTTGATAAGACTTGATAAGCTCATCAAGGGTTACCTCACGCTCTTCTCCGGCTGCTTTCACCCGGAACGTCTGAGGCTCCTCTTGCTCATCCTGCTCATCTTCTTGTTCTACCTCATCAGAATCGTCTGCTTGCGCTTCGTATTCCTCAGATTCGGCTTCGCTATCGTTGACCTCTGAGTTCAGTTCAGGTTGTTCCTGTTCGGAGCCTTCTTCTGATCCCATTAGACCCAAAATAGCGTCGGCTGCACCACCTACAGTCAACTCTGGACTACCGGATTCCGGTGTCGTTCCTTGAGTATCGCTCATCTTTTCTTTCCTTAATTATATCGGGAACCGCCCGAAACGGGTTACAAAATCTTTAACCGCTTCTCCTCAATTAGCTTGTCTGACGCTAACCCTTCGAGATACGTTTCAATCGACTCTATTG